CCCTCGCCCCGCTGAATCGTTACTTCACACTCAAGCTGGTCTGCGTCATGCGGTCTGTCCGGCGCAACGAAATCAAGCGCTTCGAGCAATTGCGCGCCTGTCAAAGTCACCGCCTCACCCTTGCCGCCATCGGCTAGAAGGGCGCGGGCGAATCCGATAATGTCGGCAGCATCGCCGTCAGCGTCAAAGCCGGTCACGCGAAGCCAAAGGGCTTTAATCTGTTCTTCGTTCATTTCTTCTCTCCTGCGATGGCGGCGTCGATGGCTTGCCCTAGTGCTGCTGCTGGTTCGCGCATAGCCAGCGGCGGAGCAGGAAGCGTCAGGTGTGACGGAAATCCAAACGCCCACCCGTCAATGACGCCATGCGCGCTGACTTTTCGCGACAGCCACCTATACCGCTCCGCATCTCGCGCATCGCTCGAATCCTTGCCGCCATCGGCTCGGGCTGACAGTGCGGCTTGCCATGCGTTCCAAGCATGGCCCATAGCGACGGTCGCCTCCCAACTACTGTTGAAATTGCTGCACGAGTAACGTCGCTGGAACCATGCGTCAAACCGCTCCCGCTCCGCATCGTCTGCCGCGCGTTTTTCGTCTTTCACGAACCGTCCGCCAGCGATAGCCGCTGCATGTTCAGCGCGGCACTCGGGCGAATGGTTCGCGTCCGTCGCACCGCAGTTCATGCCAGTGCAACGTGGTAATAAGAAATGGTCATTGGTGTGCATTTTCGGTTCCTTCCGGTTGGTTGTTATTTAAATGATCCTGCTATGGGAGTAATACTACATCCACAGTATCACTTGTGCAAGCGGAAAATTGACTATCTGCGCACGGTCATGCATAACTCTTGATGACGCTTGTTCGTCGCCTCGTATCCGATCAGGTCTGCTTGCATCCATGTAGGCGTTTCACCGCGCGTCGTCTTGCGGTCGATAGCTTCCCGTAACGCCTCACCTTCGAGCAGGGTATAGCGCACGCGCGAATCGTTCTTCGTGCGCGTCTCGCGCCACACGATTCCGCGATCGACGAGAGAGTGAAGGGTGTCGCGCACGGAAGCGCGCGGACGATCGGCGAGCAGGGCCATCACCTGGTCTTGCGTGTACTCGCGATTCTCTTCCATCGCTGCGATCAGCTCGTCATGCGATACGGTTTCCGGCTGCCGGTTGGCGACGAAGGCGATATTTTTCATGAGTGAAGTCGATCGAGTGTTGCGTTAAGCAGATCCAGTTCCGTGCACTTCAAGATGCGCAGATACGTCTGGTCGCCGTGAATGCCGTTCGGACCTTGGTGACAGTCATCGTGACAAAGCGGCAGCACGAGGAAGTTTCCGGCCCGCTGCGCGCCTCCTTGACCCGTCCTGATGTGATGGACGTCGGTCTTGCTCTCCTGGCGCCTGTCGAGCAGGTAGCAGCAGATACAGGGCATGCCAGCAACACGCCCCATGTAGTCGCTCTCGCGCTTCGTTGCTCTCCGCTTCATGCTGTCGCTCGGATTAGCTGCGCGAATGGATTGCCCGCCATCGACTGAGCCCAGCGTCGCGCCTTTTCGATAGCCTTGTTCTTCTCATAGTGGCGCGCGTGCCGCATCTTGGCGCATGTCCGCTTCGACGGCTTCGGCTTGTCCTTGCCTTCGCCGGCCTTCCAGATCGCCATCACGCGGCCGCGGTCGTTGATCTTGTGCTGCCAGCCGGATATGTGGATCAGGCCGTCGGCGTGCATCGAACGCATCGCGCGTCTAACCGTGTCTTGGTGAAGCCCGAGCACGTCGGCGACGTCGATTCCCGTCATGCCCTTTTGCAGCAGGTCTAACATCGTGCGCCAGTTGTCGTAGCGCCTCGATTCGGGGTTGAGACTGCATCCTGTGTTGCTCATGCTGCAAGCTCCTCGTAGCCTGGAGGGGCACTCATGGGAATGCCGTTGATAGTCAGATATGCCGTCACGTACTCGATCAGGCTGTTCATGCGCCGGACGCCCATTTGTGCGCTCGATTCGCGGATATTCACGAACTCGCCTTCAAGTCCCGGAACCATGTCCGCACCGATGCCGGTTGCGATCGCATGGCCGCTGACGAAAAGAACCTTCCACTGTTGAGCGGTGAGGCGGCGATTCTGGAAAGTGGCGTGCTTGGCTGCGACGCCGAACAGGTGATGCAGCAGGGCGTTCTGTGGCAGGCTGCGCGTCGACTCCTGAAGGATCAGCACATGTCCGTCCGGCCGGCTGTGTACCGCGTCGGCTGCCATGCGGCGATTGGCGCGATTGAGGAAGATCGTTGTCTTGTCCATGTCACGCCCTTGCGATCATGATCAAGCACTCGCCGCCTTTGACGATCGGCCCGCGCGTGATGAACAGGTCATCGATCTGGCTGTCATCGTCGTAGACGCCTGCATGCGTCAGAGCGTCGAGCGCAGCCTTGGCGAAGTTGTCGACGTCCATCCGGCGCTTGTCGCGCGCACACACGCGCATGGCGACGAACAGGCGTGCATCGCCGAACTTCATAGCGTTATGCTCGGCGACGATCTCGGCTACGCGTTGGCGGAACGTCTTGCCGGCCGCGGTGATGTACATGCCGCGGGGCGACTTGCGCCAGTAGCAGTTGACCGAAGGGGGAAGGGGCAGCGTCAGAAACTGAGCGAGCCCGGATAACTCGTTTTGGCCTGTCATGTTGTTTTCTTTTCCGAGCGGATAAACGCCCAAAGTTCTTTCTTGGCTATTTCGGCGCACTCGTCGCCAGCCTTGCCTCTCACTCGCTCGACGATCGCCTTAGCTGCGTTGTATTCACCGCGGCGACCGTCGCGCACTGCCTGCATGAAGTCGCGCAGGCATTCTTGCTGCGGGTTCATTGCAAGCAGATCGACGAGTAATCCACTGTTCGCCTGATCTGGTAGTGCCGGCGAAGGGGCGGCAACCACGGATCAAAGCAGACAACTTCCATGTAGCCATTCGCGAGTAAGACGATTTCTGTTTTCATTTGATGTCAATCCTCATGCCGCGCACGAGGCGGCAGCCGGGCACTTCAAAGCCGTCTTTCAGGGCGGCCGCGATCAATTTGCGATCGGGGGCAGGGGCGGGCGCGACCGGCTCCGTTTTGTAGGTCGCCGGGATCAGCGCTTCGTCGTCGATCGCCACAGCGGGCGGATTGAGCGCGATCTTGATCTTGAAGAACGGCGTGTCGATCTTGTCGCGGCCCGCCAGTTGCAGGCCGTCTAGCAGGTACTTGCGGATGCGCTCGGCGCGGTTCTCCATCGCCTTCGCACGCTCGACCATCGACTTCGCGTGGTTCTTGATCTGCTCGGCCGTCGCTTCCAAATTCTTGGCGACGAACGCGGTATTCATGGCCTTCGTTTCCAGATCGCCGCTGATCGCTTCCAGCGTGTCGGCGAAAGTCTGGTCGTCCAGTTCCAGGTCTTGCAGCTTCGCCGCGTCTGCGCGGTACTCGCTGGCAATCTCGAAGAGGTTCACAATTGCTCTCCGGTTGCTTTGGCGACGACCTTCTCTGCGGCAGCGATAGCCATATCGCCGTAATACGTGCCGCTGTCGACCGGGGAGTGACCGCAATTCATCGGGTGATCGTGGTTCGCGATGTTGTCGCCACAGCAGCAAATGCCACTCTCAAGAGAAACATGCTCAAGAACTCCGAGCAGGTCCTGAAGCACCGCCAGCAATTCGGGCGCGGCGGCGATCAGGCGGGCATTCGCCTCTCGGTTACATCCGAACAACGTGACGATGTCGTGATCGTTGTTGTCGAATATGTCGACAACGCCGTGAGAAGCGCGCACCGCCTTCCACGGTCCCGGCGTATGTTGAGTGGTCATGTTCGGTTCCTTGTTATCCGTTCACTGCATCTGATTAGCAATATTAACGCGAAAATATCCAACTACTGGATCATTCACGCATAAAATTTAGCTATGATCGCGCGGGTACGATTTAGCTCGTCTTGCTCGCGCAGATCGAGGATCAGGCGCAGCGAGTCGCGCTTAAAAGTCGCCTCGGCGATGTCGAGTTCTGCGCCTCGGATTTGCTCGCGGATGATGTCGAGCGGAACGAGAGTAACGGGAACGTGTTCGAATGCTTGCGCGCGAGCTGCTGCGCTGTCGATGTCGGCGACTAAGTTTGTCTTGTTCATGATTGCTCTCCGATTGGCATGCAAAGCCAGTATTCATGTTGTTCGTTGATGCGCTTGTATGGCTTCTCGTAGTCGATTTCCCATGTCGTGCGATATTCAATCAAGGGCCAATCGCATCCTTTCAGGCCATACGCTGTATCCATCCGGCCGCGAACACCTGCACCGCCATTGAATGTGCCATCTGGGTCGCTAAAGATTGCAAAGACGGCCATGTCACTACTGTGACGCGCGCGAATTACTGCGCACACTTCAGCACTCGTCGGGATCTTTCTGTAATCGCTCATGCTTCCTCCGTTAGGCCGCGCCACTCGAAACCCTCGTTCGTGATAGCGAGTGCGCTAATGTGATGTTTGCAGGACTCGGCGCCTTCCGGCGTCAGTGCGGTGCGGCTCCAACGTGAGCCTGTCCACCAGGAATACCACTTCACGATCTTTCCGTTCTGTCGCAGCCTTACTTCGTATGCGCCGACGTTGACGGGGGTAATGTGCTTCGGGAACCAAGCTGTTAATGCGTTCATGCTTTCCCCTGTGCGCCGCCAGCTAGGCCAGCGGCGCGGTTGTTGTTGGTCAGAACGGGATGTCATCCTCGAATTGGTCGCCAGCCGGCGCCGGGACATACGACTGCTGTGCTGCGGTTTTCTTCAGCGGGCGGTCGCGAAGGGCGGCGACGAGCAGCGCAAGCTTCTGCGGCGACGTCTTGCGATCGAGGATTTCTGCGGCCGTCAGTTCGGTGTCAGCCTGGAACACGGCATTCAGGCGGACACTCCATCCGGTTTCGCCCGTCTCGACACCGTTTTGCTTCTTGGCGTATTCCTCCATCGCCAAGAGAACGCCGACCGGCTTGTTCAGCAGTTCCGGGAACTGCGTCAGCGTCTTTTGGACGTTCCCGCCGACTTCCTTGTCCCATACCGTCGAGACGACTTGCGCCGGCTTGATGTCCTTGATTCCGAGACAGGTCATGATCGCCATGAGCGTGCCGTAGTCGCCGAGCTTCTCGCCGTCCTTCTTAATCGTGTAGATCGAGAAGTTCGATTTCTGGCCTTCGTTCGTCTCGAAGGTGAATGCGATACCGCGCGTGCCGCTCGCCGCGGTGATGTCCTCGGCACGGGTGAACTTGCCGACGTACTTGCCTTTCTCGTCGATGAAGCTGGTGCGTTGCTCGGCCTTGCGTGCTGCTTGCGCGGATTCGTTGTTGAGTGCGTACATGTGCGTTCCTTTGGTTCGCTGGGTTAGGCCGTAGCCGGTTGGGTGATGCCGTAGAAATCGGTGATCGCTGCATCGACTGCGGCCAAGTCGTTGTCGACGTGATGCTCGGTGAACATGTCGATCGGCGACTTGCAGGTGTCGGATCCGTTGTTTTGCGTGCTGAAGATGTGCCGACCGTTGATCAGCGCGGCGCGAAGAACGATCGTGAACAGCGATTCGACCGGGCATTTTTCGTCGAGCATCTTGCCAATCGTGCGGGCCCGGATATGCCCGAGTTCGTCGGTCGACACATGGCCGAGGAAGTACACGCGCACGTCGTCAGGCAGGACGGAGGCGGACATCATCACGTCCCATGCGCTCTTGCCAATCTCGCTGAATTTCTGGAATCCGGTTTCAGCGCTGCGGCGCATGAACTCGTTTGTCATCATCAGATTCCAGTCATCGAACACGACGACCTTGCGCTGCGTCTTGCTCATGAGCGTGATGATCTGGTCGGCCTTGTCGGTCACGAAGATATTGCCGGCCGGGTTTTCCTTCGTGCGGTACGACCAGCCTTTTGCGCGGAAGGGCAGCGGCTTCTTAATGGTCTGAATCAAAAGGGTCTGCGCCGGATCGAGATTGCGCATGGAAGTGCTCTTGCCGGTTCCGCTCTCGCCCAAAATCAAAGTTGCGATGCTCATTTGCTTCTCCTGTTCGCTCGTGCTCGTAAAGTTGCTGTTCTTCTTGCTCGATCTGCTGCTGCCACTCGGCGCCGTCTGTCATTGCCAGACCCCGAGGTCTTGCGCTGCTGCCCACGCTCCATAGCCGAGCGTCAGGACAGCCGCGATCAACGTTTCAATTACGGTTCGCATGGCTGATCTCGTCGATTTCGTCGCGCAGCACTCGGGCGCGGTTGACTAGGAGGGCAAGCCAGCCATCGGCGGCGGCTTCGGGGAACATCGCGGCAAAGCGCGGCCATTCCAGATCGAGGTTCATCAGAAGGGCGTACATGTCCGCAGCCTTCTCGGCGATCTGCGATTGCTTGTGGATCTCGATCAGCTCGGCGATCGGGCAGATGTGCTCGTCGCCGGCCTTGCGCAGTTCGGTCATGAAAACCGCTGCGGGAATGCTACCAACTGTCGGATCAATCGCGGACAAATTTTTGCGCGCAACAGGCGCTTGTTGCGGGCGGAAGCTGGTGAGAGTGCGTAATAAGCCTTTGCCTGCTTGGTTCAGCGTGTTCATGGTTTCCTTTCCTTCCGTTGTGGTTGTGTGCTGCTGTGACTAAAGAATACGACAACAGTATCAGTAGTGCAAGCGTTTATTGGATATT